CCTCATTGCAACTCCAAGCGCGACAAGATGCGCGTGACGTTTACCTCCCCTCATATACGCTCATAACATATGATTGACCCTCGTTTACATATGAAAGCGTTCAATCGTATCCGCGTCGGCACGTCCGCCAACCCCCCTAAGGAATCTCTTTTGGGCCTTATTCCGCCGCGTTGGACGACACCTGCCCCTCTTTTTTACGAGGGGAAACGAAGGTTTTGACCAAAACAGCAAACGGGGGAACTCCAGCACTCGGCCATGACGCGTAAACTCAGCAACCTCGAGATCGGCACGGCCTTGAACATCACGCCGCAGCGCGTGAGCGTGCTCAAACGCGAAGGCCTTCCCACTGACAGCATCGAAGCCGCCCTGGCATGGCGGGCTCAACGCGAAGAGCAGCGCAAGGCGAAGGCGCCGAAGGCCGCGCCGGCGCAGCTCGACGACGGCACGCTCTCCGACACGATCGCGGAACACAGGGCGCTCGTCGGTCGGGCCCGCGGCGTGTGGCTTGCGTCGATGGAGGGCGGAGATCCTAACCAGGGCAAGTACCAGACCGCATACAACCAGAGCCTCAAGACCCTCGTCGCCCTCGAGGAGGAGCAAGAGCGCCGGCTCATCCTGGCAAAGGAGTACATCGCCGCGAAGGAAGCGACGGAGGCCATGCGTCAGCTGATGGGCGAGGTCGTCAACCGCCTCGACAAGCTGGCCCTCGACGTGGCCGAAGGGTGCAACCCCGAGAACCCGGCGAAGGCCGTGAAGGCGCTCGAGACTTGGGTACGCAAGACGAAGGCCGACCTCTCCGCGAACGATGAACAAGACTGACCTCCTCCGCGTAGGCCGTGACGTGCTCAGACCGTCGGACTCCGGCGACGTCGTCGAGTGGCTGGAGGAGAACGTGCTCGCCATCCCTGACTCGCCGATGCCCGGGCCGTTCCGCTCGGAGCGCACGCCGTGGATCGCCGAGGCCCTACGCATCGCCGCCGACCCCGAGACGCGGATGCTCACCGTGCTCGCGAGCATCCAGTCGGGCAAGTCCCTCTTCGCCCGCCTATTCACCTGTCACATCATCGCCAACGCTCCCGGCCCTACCGCGGTATTCCAAAGCACGGATGCGGAATCTAAGGACTTCGCCCTTCGCTACATGCGGCCAGTCTGGAACAACTGCCCGCCGGTGAAGGCCCGCATCTCGGTCGACGACATGGATCGCTCGACGACGACGGACTTCGACCGCATGACGCTTTACTGTCGCGGCCTGTGGAATGAGGCGAACCTTCAGCGCCTGTCGCTTCGATATACAATTGCAGACGAATGCTGGATGGCACCGAGCGGGCACCTTGCGGAACTTAGCGCGCGCGTGACGGCGTTCGGCTGGATGGGCAAACGCATCTTCATGTCCCAGGGCGGACGGGCTGGTCAGGAGTTTCATCAGCTGCACGAGTCCACCGATCAACGTGACTGGAACTTCCGTTGCCCCAAATGCGACACGCTCCAGCCCTGGGTCTGGGAACAGGTCAGGTTCCCGGACGAGGCAAAGCAGACCGGCACATGGGATTTGCAAAAGGTCAGCACCGGCACGACTTATGAATGCGCCGGCTGTCAGGAGCGACTACCCGACAATAACGCCACGCGCCTCGAGGCCAACCGACGCGGCGCCTTCGTGGCTACGGCCTCGGCCGCTAACTCCGGGCATATCGGCCTACATTGGAACAGCCTTGCGACGATGAGCTGGGGCGAGCTGGCCGTGATGATGATCAAGGCGAAGGAGGCCGCGGACATCTACGGAGACGAGGACGGTCGTCGCCAATTCAAGCAGAAGCGTCTGGCTCTCAGCTGGGCCGAAGAGGGCGGGGAGATCGTGAACATCGCTCAGGCCGCGAACTATAACATGACCGACGACTGGGACGGGGAGTCAGTGATCACGCCGAAGGGCAGGGTCGTCGACCGCGAGGGAGCGCCCGAGGGCTCCTTCCCTTTCCGCACGGCCGGCATCGACGTGCAGCGAGGTTTCTTTTATTGTGCCATCCGCAGGTGGAGTCGCACCGGGCATAGCCGCCTGAAGGCCTTCGCGAAGATTGACACATGGAACGACCTCGAGGCCTTCGTCAAAAAGCACGGCGTGCATCAGGCCATGGTCATGGTCGACTCCGGCGACCAGGCTACGGACGTATATCGGCAGACCGCGGCCCGTGGCTGGAAGTGTGCGAAGGGCTCAGGCAACGAAGACTTCTCGGTCACGACTAAGGACGGTAAGACCACCCGCCGCTTCTACTCCGACAAACAGGCCATCATGGTGCCCGGTCTTCAGGCGCGGGCCGTCCTGATCGTCTGGTCGAACCTCGCCGGCAAAGACCTCCTGCACGGTCTACGCTCTCGGAAAGTATTCACCTATTCGCTCGACGCTGGCCAGGACTACGTCGACCAGATGAATGCCGAAGTCCGCGTGAAGGACAGGCGCACGGGGAAACCTCAGTGGCTCCTGCCTCAGGGCAAGAAGGACAATCACGCTTTCGACTGCGAGCTGCTCGGCCTCCTGGCGGCCGTCCGTTGGGGCATCGTCGGGAAGGAAACAACCGAAACCGACTTGCCTTCCGCGTGAACCTGGGGAGACTTCATGTAAGCGGCGGCGCCGATAGTTGCGGGAAGAAGAGCTCGTGGCGTGGATATGGGCGTCGCCGCCCCCTCCGTTGCCAATTACCGCAAGATTAAATGGCACAAGGTATCTTCATCGGCCTGACGGAATGCGAGCTTCTCGACCTCAAGGCGAAGGCCCTTCAGCTCATCATGGACGGCAAGACCCTGATGTCCTACTCCGACTCCGGCTCTTCGGCGACGAAGCAGTTCGCCCTGCCTCCGAAGGAGATGCTTAACGAAGCGATGTTCGCCCTGAGCCGCCTCGACCCTGGCAAGTATGGTCGACGCTCGACGATGGTTTACACCCGATGGGATAACCGATACGAATAATCTATGGCCCCCCGCAAGAAAGACCCGAAGCCCGCCAAGTCTTCCGCGAGGAAGAAGCCGACGACCGCGCCTCAGGCCGCGTCGAGCGGGGCCACGTTCAACAATCAATACAGCGGAAACCAGTGGGGCAGCACCGTCCAGACCTATGCCCGCCGCGTCATCTACGCTCCGCAGCCGGACGACATGCGCCGCGACCTCTCGCCCTGGGATCGCAATGAGATGGTCAAGAAGTGCCGATGGGCCGAACGCGAGTCCCCGCTCTTCCGTCAGATCCTGAACGACGTTTGCATCTACGTCGTCGGCGACGGCATCCGTCCGCAGTCCCATGCCGCCGACCCCGAGGTCGCCCGACTGCACGAGGAGTACTTCGCCCGCGAGTCCAAGCGCATCGACGTCTCCGGCAAATCCTTTTACCAGTGCCAGGGCGTGCTGATGCGTGCGGCCTTCCGCGACGGCGATGCCTTCGTGCTTAAGGTCGTCAACGGCGACCGTGCCCAGATCCAGACCGTCGAGGCCCACCGCGTGGGAGACCCTGCCGACGGCGACACCCCTGCGGATTGCTGGGACGGCATCGGCTTCGGCAAGTATAACGAACCCAACTGCTATTACGTCTACCAAGCCGACGGCTCCTCCCGCAAGGTCGAGGCTCAGTCCGTCATGCACGTCATGGACATCGAGACGGCCTCGGGCTCCCGCGGCGTCCCCGTGCTCCAGTCTAGCCTGAACGCCATCCAGGACGTGAAGGAAATCCTCGAGCTCGAGCGTCGGGCCGTGAAGGACAACGGCGACGTGACCCGCGTAATCAAGAAAGGCTCAGGCTTCCTCGACGATGACGCGGCTTCCGAGATCTCCTCGAACCATAACAACGCCGAAATCATCGCAAGCCAGATGGGCGGCAAAGCCATCGTGCTCGAATCCTCCGACTCTTTCGAGTCCTTCGAGAGCAAGCGCCCGAACTCGACTTTCGTCGGCTTCCTATCCGCTCTGGAGAAAGACATTTGCTCCGTTCTCCCTTACGAGTTCGTCAAGGACGTCACCGCCGCCGGCGGAGCTGGAGTCCGACTCGTGACGGCCAAGGCAGCCCGCGTCTTCGGCAAGTATCAGAACATGATCATCGAATCATTCTGCCAGCCGACTTGGGAGTATATCATCGCCGACGGCATCGCCCGGGGAGAAATCCCTGACGACCCCCGCTGGTTTGACGCCTCCTGGACTACCCCTAAGTCCGTCACCGTTGACGCTGGCCGCGAGGCAGCGAATGACCGGGCCGACATCGAGATGGGTCTCATGTCCATGTCTGAGCTCTACGGCCAGCGCGGCCTCGACTTCCGCTCCGAGATGGAGAAGCGAGCCGCCGACATGGCGCATATTCAGAACCTTGCGAAGCAGTACGGCATCCCGTTCGAGCTGCTCTTCCGCCCGACGAACACCCCGCTCGGCACGGTCGCCCAAGTCGACCAGGCTGAACCGCTCCCCGGAACCAACCTTAACGAAAAGAAATGACCCGCTTCCTATCCCATGCTCTTAAGGGCCGTGAGCCGATGCTCATCGACCCGTCCAAGGCCCAAGACTTCGCGGTCATGGCCGAGAAGTTCGGCTTCTCCGACATGCTCGCGCAGATCTTCGGCGTGGCCCCTGCGCCGTATATCCAGAACGGCGTGGGCATCATCCCTATCGTCGGCCTGATCTCCAAGGGCGTCAGCCCTCTCGAGCGCATGATGGGCGTCACCGACGTGAATGAAATCTCTGCCACGCTCGACGCGATGGCGGCCGACCCTGCGGTCGAGAAGATTGCCTTCAATATCTCTTCCCCTGGCGGCACGGTCACCGGCGTCGAAGAGCTCGCCAACAAGATCCGCGACGTGGGCAAGCCGACTATGGCTTACACTGACAGCGAGATGGCCTCGGCCGCTTACTGGCTAGGAAGTCAGGCAGATCGGGTCGTCGCCTCTAGCTCATCGACCGTGGGTTCCGTGGGCGTGTACATGGCCATCCCTGACATGTCCAAGCTCTACGAGTCCCAGGGCGTGCGCATGGTCGTCATCAAGTCCTCTGGCTCTCCCCTCAAGGGCGCCGGCATCGAGGGCACGTCCCTCTCCGACGAGCAGCTCGCCGACCTTCAGGCCTCGGTCGACGGCATCCATGAAGACTTCAAGGCCGCCATCCGCGGCAAGCGGGCCATGGTCGCCGACTCCGCCCTACGCGGTCAGGTCTTCTCCGGCAAGCAAGCCGCCGCCCAGGGCCTAGTCACCGGCCTTGCGGACTCCTTCTCCAAAGCCCTCGCATCCTTCTAATCTTATGCCCCGCATCTTCACCGACATCGACGACACGATCCTGAAAGACGGCCAGCCCGTCGAGCGCGTCATCGACTACATCGACGAGACCGCCGAAGAGGTGGTCATCCTGACCAACCGCCCGGAGTCCGACCGCGAGAAGACCGTGGCCGACCTCGCCGCCACTGGCCTCGAGTATCAGGAGCTCATCATGAATGACGGCTCCGAAGAGGCGCCGGTGTTTAAGGCCCGCGTCATCAAGGAACGCCTGGACAAGGGTGAGCGCGTCGACCTGTTCATCGACAACCGCGCCGACAGCCGCGAGGCCGTGGCCGCCC